TAGACTTCTTTCTAATTTCAAGAAGTAAGGCAAATCTGTCTTCTAGATATAGGTTCTTTATATCAAATGCTTCTGATACAACGCATTTTGATATAAGATCATCTAGTAGTAACTCTATAACGCCAGGATTCTTCTCATTTTCATATGGTAGCAACTTTTTGAGTTGACCTGTTGTTATAGGTTTAAACCTTATAACTTCATTGTTACCAGGCAATGTAAAATCAAACTCATAACTATTAACATATTTACTAATGTCTATTGACATGTTACTCTCCTTTACAGATTGTTTATTCTACTATTTAATTGATACCATCAATTGTATGGAACTGGTATGCAAAAGTCACATCAAAAGATGCTACTTCCTTACTTGTATAATCTAGTGTTACCTCACCAATTGTTTTTGGCCAGGCATCAATTAATCTAAATGTTTGTATTGTTGTATTATCAGCATTGACCTGTCTGAGTGTTATATCAGAGAAGTAACTTGTCATACTTGGATCACCATGTTGATTATTTACAGGGTTATTAATATATATTGACCATTTTAGCATCTTGTTTCTGATATCAGCAAACTTATCAATGTTAAAGGTTAGCGTAAAGTCATCATATGTTGGTGTTGAACCAAGTTTATACTTATGACCCTGCCAATTAGCCTCAATCTCATCAATGGTGGTTGCTGGTAATGTTGTTGATTTCACAAGGTAACTATTGATGTCTTGAAAATATTCATTATTATCTATTTTAGCATAGAAAAGGTATGATCTAGCAAAATCTCTATATGCACTCTTAAATGCTGTTAAATTAAATTCTACCATTATTTGCTCTCCTCATTATTAAATATACACATCTAAAAACTGATATTAATATCAATAGTTATGAAGCGTAGTGGTACTGATATGAAAATGTAACATCAAAAGAAGCTATTTCTTTTGATGAATAATCTAGTGATAGTTCACCAATCGATTTGGGCCAGGCACCAACGAGTGTATATGTCATAATTGGTGAACCCTTTCCACTGAAATGATCAAGTGTTATATCCGAAAAGTAATCCAATGGACTACCATGCTCACCTGTTTTAGTATCATGTATATCTCTTGCCCAATTCATAAAGCTGAACCTTATATTATCATACTTATCTGCTTTAAATGACACGGTAAAGTCAGTATACTCTTCTGTTGATGCTATTTTATATTTGCTACCCTGCCAATCTGTCTCTAACTCACCAATAGTAGTTTCAGGCAACTTGGTGGACTTTACAAGGTACTCATGGTCTTGTACAAAGTATTTGCCTCCAAGGTGGTGTATTTTACACTTAAAGAGGTATGCTCTTGAGTAATCCTCATACATACTCATAAATCCATTCAATCCAAAATCAACCATTTTATATTTTCCTTATAGGTTTACTGTTATTTATCATCGACTCACAAATATCCTTATAAGCTCTCGTTCAAATGAATTATTATTGATCCAGTTGAACTCACCCACTACTAACAAATCTATTCCTAACAGTTTACATTGTTCAATTTTAATTTTATCATTGGTTTGCTTTTCAAATAGTGAGTGCCAGTATAAACCATTATACTCTATAGCCTTATTCATGGAGGGTATCCATATATCCAATTCCAAATTTTTACCTGTTTTTGGGTTAATTATTTGGGTTCTATCATTTTTGACTATTGGTATACCAAGTGATTTTAAATATCCCTGTACCTCCATTTCACCTTTTGATGATCTATTATTTGATGCACATATAGGACATCTACAACCATTTCTAAATGAACTGAATAACACTTCATATTCATGGTCTTTATCACATTTTACCAGTAACTTCGTTCTTATATTATCATAAGTATCTGATAACAAAGTATAGCCTGTTTCATCTACAAATTCTTTAATATATTTATATGTGTGCTTAATATTACCATAACACACGGGACATCTATTACCTTGTTGAAAATTATGAAATGAGACCCCGTATTCATGGCCTTTATCACACTTTACCAATAACCTTGAGTTAATATTTTTATAAGTATCTGATATTAAAGTATAACCCTCATCTTTTATATAGGTTTTTACATACTCATATGTGTGTTTTATCTTACAGGAACATACAGGACATCTATTACCTTGTTGAAAATTATGAAATGATACCTCATATTCATGGTCTTTATCACACTTTACCAATAACTTTGAGTTAATATTTTTATAAGTGTTTGATAATAGAGTATAACCTATGGAGTTTACAATCTCCTTAACTTGTTTATATGAATGTTTTTTATTACCATAACACACGGGACATCCATGGCCTCTTTTAAATGATATAAAAGGAGCATCATACTTGTGTCCATTTTCACATCTTATAGGCAGTTTTACTTTGCAATTAGTATAAGTATCTGTTAATAGAGTATGGCCTCTGTTTTCAACAAATTCTTTCACATAACTATAATCTAACTTTTGGACCATATAATATCCTATAAAAAAGGACCCTATGTATAAGACACAAGGTCCCCTTTGTTTAATTAAACTTCACCAATAATTGCAGCTGCCTCTGTAAAAGATGCTCCTGTTTTCATTGCGATGAAATTAAGTACAATGAATTCAGCTGTTCTTGTTGGTTTAATATACAGAGAAACATACATTTCATTTCTATCAATTCTCTCAGGTGAGTTGTTGCTCTCATCACATACAACCTTATAATCATAGATACCACGTCTACCTTTAACATCTCTGAGGAATGGGTTTACCATTGCTATCATTGATTCTCTTGTAGCCGCATCATTGGGTTCAAACAAGAAGTATTTACTTGCTGTTGATATTGCTTTTTCAAGAACTATAAACAATCTTCTAACGTTTACTCTATTGAATGCTGATGATTTATCAAGTAGTGTTTTTTGTCCCCATACAACTTTGCCTTGTCCAGCAAATGATACAATTGGGTTGATACCACACATGTAAAGTATATCTCTTTTACCAAGGTCTGGATTCCAAGCCAATCTTCTAACGCTTGTAAGAAGTGCTCTATTAAGACCTGCAGGTGCCCACCAAGCATCATTTGTCTGGTCCGTATTGGCATAGATACCTCCAACATGTCCAGATGCTGGTATCCATCTATATTTTTTATTATATCTATCATAAACCTCTATCCAGTTACCATATACTGCTGAGTATGATGTATTGATATTCAAATTGTTTGTAGTGAACATACCAATACCTTTTCTCCAATCTGTAAGGTCTGTAACTTCATTTCCCCTATTGGATACAACATGATCTCTTCTACAATCAAGAATGGCCATACAATCTTTTCTTTTTTGGCATATTTGATCCATATACTTTTTGATTGTTTCAGATTTATCAGAGTCAATGAACATGTTAATGTCTATTTCCTCTGAGTTCTTATATAGGTCTAAGGCATCCATGATATCAGCATCAGTAATACCAACAACTCCGTTTGCTCCATTTGTTAACTGTACAGGTGTGGCTGTTTTAATACCAAAAGGCATATCAATATCATCATTTTTTAATGTGATTCTAATGAATGATGATCTTTGGTTAACAACGTTTTCTACAAACCTTGTAATTCCCTGATCATCTATTGCTCTTTCTCTTGTGGATACATTAAAAACCTCTTTTATTGTCCACATGGTCTCACCCTGTTCTAATTCTTCAACAACCAAGAGAAATGAGTACATATCTTCTAGTGGCTCATCAATGGATGAGAATAGTGGGTATGTTTCCCATGCATCAAATCCACCTGATGACATTACTGTTTGGGATGTCTTATCAAGGATTGATACTCTTACTCTGTTGCCCCATACGCCTCTAGATGATGCTATGATCCATAGGGGGTTTGTATCATCAACCACAACGTCTGCTGCAAATTCATCTGGATTACCTGATGCCAAGTCCTCTAATGTATAGCTGGTTGCAAAGCTTTCACCCTGACCATCTAATGCTATTTTAACACCAGCGAATGTGGCATCCTCTGATAAAACTCTTGTAGCATACAGGTTTCTACCATATTTTAGAAATCCTGAAGCTGCTAACATATCCATATAGCATTCTGGTACAGATGTTGGCTCACCAAACATCATAATCAAGTCATCCTCTGATGAAAGAAATGTTTGTTTAAGTTCTGGTCCTCTATAAGTATCTCTAAGTATAATAACACCAATACTTGTTGCTACTGATGGTATTGTTAAGCTTAAATCTGTTTCTTTTACATCCACCATTGGGGATAAATAAAAAGCCATAATTGTCTCTCCTTTTTCGTTTTAAGTATTATTAAGTTACTCTATGTAACTTAAGCACCATTATTTATAAACTTGTGTTTCTAAAACACCTCATATCTATCATACAAAAATGTGATATTAGACAATAGGTCATCACCACTATCTCTCTTGCTAAAATACACTTCACTCATAGCCAATGGCCATATATTATAGAATCTAAGCATCAATGCTTTATTTCTATAATTAGTCATGATATACAGTGCGGCATCAACCATATATCCTTTATCTCTAACATAACCATACTTATCTTCATTGTTATGTATAGCCATCATCCAATTATATATAACTTTCCAATTCTTGAATTCAGAGTCCACAGCAAAATCAACAATCCACTCTCCAAATGTAACCTCTCCATTGTCAGAGAATGCTTTACCACCTTGCCATCTATGTTCTTCTTGATCCAATGTTATTGATGGTACCACAGCACCGTATATATTAAGGGTGAACTCTTTTGATGTTTCATAGTATTTTTCAAGAGGCAGTTTTGGAAATATAAGTTGGTAGTTGGTTGCATTACTTTTATTCAAATTCATTACTGGCATATGTAACTACCT